GTCAAAGTCGTCCCGCAATCCGATCGCTGCACCCATCGCCATGCCCTCCAACGGGAAGCCATAGATTCAGAAATTCAGCGCCTTGGGAATCCCCCTCGTGAGTCAGCATCACTGGAGGTCGGTATTAGGCGGGCACGCTTCCGCGCCCGCCCATTTCAGATGAAGGTCCATTTCAGCTTGAGATTGCTGAAGCTGAAATTGGTGTAGTTGCCGCTGATCGTGCGCGTGTAATAATCGCCCTGATTGACGATACCGGTGTCGACGTTGCCTTTGAGCGCGACGATTTCCACCGTCACATTGCCCGTGTATGTGTCCGCCGCCGGTGCATCGAACACAGTCGTCATCGCCGAACCATACGCAAGCGAGCCGTAATTGGTTAGCAGATTTCCCGACCACCCGGTGCTGGCGATGATGTTGCCATTTTTCTTGAGCAGGACATTCACACCACCGTCGTTCGCGTAGTCGGTGTAGAGCGGCTTGCCATTGTAGGTCGTGGTGGACCGACCACACGAATATGTGAAGCCAACTGTCCCTTCCAACAGATAGCTGCCGTTGGCCATCGTTTCGCCCAGCGTGGCCGAATACAGCGTTCCGGTCGAATTGGTCGGCGAAATGCTGACCGGTCCAAGGCGCTTGACGAAGCGGCCCAATGCCAGCGCTTCTGGATTAACCGTGCCGGTGATCAGCGCATTTCCGGTCACGCGAAGGTCACCCACAATGTCAACGCCCCCGCCCCCATTGCTATCGGCAACGAGACGCATTTGCGCACGACCATCACCCGCGACCGCCTGCACCTGCCAATAGGCGGTCGTCCGCCCTTGGAGATCAGACACCGCACCCAGCGTCTGACTGACATTGGACTCGGCAGCCTGAAGGCGCGTTTCGTGGGACGCGATAGCCGCATTGGCGGTCGCGACCGTGTTCTGGGTTGTGGTGATGCTCGCCGACATGTTGGCCAACGCCGCCCCTGCCCGCCCCGGCGCATAGCGTGCGGGTGTGGGCGCTTCAGCGTAAGTTTCGCGAACTTGCGGACGACAGAACCAAGCCCAACTATCGGTCTGCCCAGACAGGGTCGGAAATTTCCGCAGGATCAGGTTGGCGCGAACAGCATCGGACGGGGCCTGCGCCTTGTAACCATAGTTGGTCCAGTCCTGTATCTTGTTGCCGCCAGTGCCTGCCGCAAATAGGCCCGTCGATGGCGCGGCACCGGCGGTGCCGTTTGCATCTACCCACTGCAAATAGACCTGCACATTACAGCGGTGCGCGGCCGCCAACCCGCTCACGTCATACCACTGACTCGGCTTGACGTTGATGACCTGCGTCCACTCAGCATAACCGCTGCTGCCATTGTTGGACTGGACAATCGAAAGCGTATGCTCGCCCGTCAGCACCCATTCCGCGCTGGGCTGCGAACGGCCATGTGTCGCAACCATGCCGCCGCCCACATAGTTGGCCCAACCGCTGGTGTCCGGCACGATTTCGGTATTGACCAGCAGGTTTCCACCGGCTGTGGAATAGGTAGCCGCCAATGAAGCGCTGGACGACGCCGCCGCAGCCTGATTACTCGCTGTAGCAGCCGACCCTGCCGCCGCCGATGCACTGGAAGCCGCATTGCCAGCCTGTATCGAGGCGGTGTTCGCCGAACCCGATGCCGCCGATGAACGCTGCGCTGCTTGCGTCGCCTCATAGAGCGCATTGCTGTAGCTGGTTGAGGCTGCCGCCGCCGAAGCGGCCGACGCGACTTCCGAGGTGACATCGCGAAAATCGATTGATTGGACGTAATAGACGCCCTGACTGTCGATGCGGAACAACGGGCGCACCCACGTGCACCCCTGATCCATTAACGTGTTGGCGTCGACATCAAGTGCGTGCGTGGCAAAATTTGACCAGCCCCAGCCAGAATTGCCCGGTGCAATCTGCGAGCCTAGCGAGATATTATTCCACTGACTGTTGTCCGGCTTCAGGCCGATCGCGAAAATCGACGCCGTGACCGCGACATCACCATTTTGCTGGCCGACAAGGCACCATTTTACCGTGATGCGATACTTGTGGTCACGAACAAGTGCCACCCGCCCCTTCGACGAGATATGTGGGACGAATGCTGGATTGTTGGTGATTTCCATCACCCGGCCGTGGGTCGAATGGTCGAAGGCTCGAACGCGGCTGTCGCCGCTCCAATCGGACGTTCCGTTCGAATAGTCCCAAGTCCAGTTTTTGAGATCACCAAATGTGTTCGGCATTAGCGCTTGCGCCACGCTGGACGCGGTTACCAAGGCGCTTTGAGCCGCATTAGCTGATTGGCTCGCTTCGCTCGCCTTCGTGCTAGCGGTGGAAGCTGAACCGGCCGCAGCACTTGCGCTGCTACCGCTATTGGTAGCCGATTGTGCTGCCAGACCTGCTTGTTGGCTGGCTGTGTTGGCACTGCCAGCGGCATTTGACGCGCTGGTTGATGCTTGCGAGGCGGAGGTTGATGCTTCGCCTGCCTTTGTAGCCGCCGTTGTCGCGCTGGATTGGGCCGATGATGCAGACGATCCTGCCGAAGATTGGCTTGCGGACGCTTGCGATGCGCTATTGGCTGCGGCATTCGCTGATCCGGCCGCGCTGTTGCTTTCGGTGATATCTTCGAGGCGAATGAACGCGTAATCGACCGTGACGGTGGTCGACGCCGCCAACAGGCGCAGCAAGCAACGAATGCTGGCCGCGCCCGCCGCGATCATCGCATTAGTCGTCGCTGCCGGGACCGTTCCCATCAGTTCGACCCATTGGTTCAAAGATGCGAAAGTGAAGGTCGAAGGGTTGTTGACCGTGCCATTGGCCGTGGTTGCGCCTGTCGCGGTTACACCGATCCGGTAAAGCTGGAGTTGGGCGAACACCGAGCCGGTTTGCTGACGCACCTTTGCTGTGAGTCGATAGACACGATCAGGCTGTAGCGGGATCATCCCGATATTGCCGACATCGATCTGTCCGGCAGCGGTGATCCTCATAGACCTCCCAACGTCGCTATTCGTGACGAAGGAGAAGGTCGAATTGGCGGTGATCGAGTTGAGAGTCGCAGGAAGACCGCCGAAACCCTGCTGCCAGAATTTCCCGTCCGACTGGAAATCATTGGGCATCTGTGATGCTGCGGTCAGCTTCGCCGAAATATCGGAGGAATTCGCAGCAGTCGCCGAATTTCCTGCGGCGGTCGATGCGCTAGAGGCCGACGATGCGCTAGTCGCCGCAGACGATGCACTATCAGCGGCTTCGCTCGCCTTGGTCGACGCGGTGTTGGCCGACTGGGTGGCACTATTGGCGCTGGTTCCCGCGTTCGTGGCCGAGGTGCCAGCCGCGCTCGCCGAGGTCGCCGCCGCCGACGCGCTTGCCGCAGCGGCATCAGCATCGGTGACATCAGATATAGCGATGCTGGTTGCGCGCACATCGTGCCCAGTCTCGCCATCGGGACCGTCACTTACGATGAATGCACGCAGACTTACGATATCGGCCGGGATTGTGACAATCCCGTCAACGCTAGTCCAACTTGACGCCCCGGCGCTTGATCCAGCGACGAAATACCAGACGTTACTTCCTGCCGAATTGACGGCGTTTATGCCGATCCTGCCCAGATAGGAGCCATAGGCGAGGATATAGCCGGTGATCCGCAGCTTCCGCGCCGTGGTGAAGGGCCATGGGATCAGGTCACCTTCGGCCGAATTACGATTTGTAGTGCGCAGGACGCGCGACGCCCCGTCAGGCGGTGCAATCGTTGTCGCGATGGCGGTTACATTGCCGGACCAAGTTCCGGTCGAGCCATCGCTGAAAATCCCTTTTCGGACCAGATTACCGGTCGCATGGCTGGCGGCGACGATAGCCTGTGCCGCCGCTGCGCTAGCACTATTGCCAGCAGAGGAAGCACTGGTCTGAGCGTTGTTGGCGCTACCAGCAGCAGCCGTGGCACTGCCACCGGCCGCGTTGGCGCTGATTGCCGCATTATTCGCGGATGTCGCGGCAGCATTTTTGGATGCGTTGGCGTTGCTCTCGCTCGTGGCCGCCTGACTGGCGCTAGTGCTGGCCTCACCTGCCTTGGTTGCGGCGCTGTTGGCCTGCGTAGTCGCCGTCGATGCGGACTGATTTGCCTCAGTGGCCTTGGTCGATGCTGTCGAAGCGGACGTCGCTGCCGCCGAAGCGGAATTACCCGCGCTCGTTGCCGATCCTGCCGCCGCCGTCTGGGACGTTTTGGCAGCATTCTCCGATCCCTTGGCATTACTCTCACTGGTCGCGGCATTGGTCGCGGAAGTGCTGGCCTCCCCAGCCTTTGTCGATGCACTGGTAGCACTGGTCTGCGCCGCCGTAGCTGACGTGCCCGCTGCGCCTGCCGACGTTGCCGCCGCCGATGCGCTTGTGGCTGCCGCCGTGGCCGATTTTGCCGGAGCCAGACCATCGGGGCCAACGACCCGGATCGAATGGATCAGGAACGAGCCGCCAGAAGTGGAATCAAGATCGAAGCGGATCGCCGAAATGGTGCTGCCGAGCCAGTCAGCCGACCCGATAGCGGAAGTCAGATCAAACGTCAGTTGCGTGCGCTGGTTGAGCGGCGGGTTGACGACCGCCATCGGCGAACACCTATAGCCTGCCGCGTAACTATGGCCTGCGGTGGCCCAAAACATCATAAGATCAACGGCACTGCTTGTGGAGGCCACTGTGCGCGTCAAATCCACTATTACGCGCGTGTAGCGTGATCCCGCAAAAGAAAGGCCGGTGCGGATCAACTGGGGATCGCCACCAGTCTGCGCATATAACAGCCCATTTGACTGACCGGTCAACGAGCCACCATTGGCTGTGAAGTCATTGACCGCGTTGTTCGCAAAGTCCCATGCGTGGGCGACATCGAGATAGGATGCGCTTTCAGCGCCAGCCTGTGCGGTGACTGCCGAACCGGATGCGGCTGACGCCGAGTTGCCCGCTTCGGTCGCCTTCGTCGCTGCCGTAGTCGCGCTACCTGCGGCACCCGTAGCCGAATTACTCGCATTGGAAGCATAGGTCTGCGCATTATTCCGCGCCGTCTCCGCCGCCCCTTGTGCCGCCACCGCCGCATTTTTGGCGCTCGTCGAATTTGCAAAAGCAGCTTCGGCATCAGCCTTCGCGCTCTGCGCGGCGGTCTTTGCCGCATTACTATCACTGAGCGCCGTTGAAGCGCTTGTCGCCGCTGTCTGCGCTTGATTGCGTGCCGTTTCCGCCGCCGTTCTTGCCGCTGCCGCAGCACTATTGGCGGATTCTGCCTGTTGTTTCGCCGTAACAGCGTTGGTCGCCGCACTAGCTGCATTGACTTCATGCTGGGCCGCCGCATCCGCACTCGCCGCCGCCGATGCGGTCAAACCATATGTGGTGACAAGATCGTCAATCAGGCCATCGGCCTCCTCGACGGCAGTTTCTAGCTGATCGAATTTCGCATTGAGGGTCGCGGTAGCGCCAGCAGCGGCATTGGCCGTTTCCTGCGCCTGCTGCGCCGTGTCGACAGCGGTGGAAGCATCATCGCGGGCTTTGCCGTCAATGACTTCAATGGCGGCCGATATGACATCAGCACCAACCCAATCGCTGTAAACGCCGGTGTCCATGCGGTAACGGGCACGAACGGCAAGATCGGTGCCGCCGACGTTACTGGTAAAGCGGAATACGCCCGCAACAGGATCATGCAGGGCTGCCTGCTCGGTCCATGCAACCGCGCCCACCGGACGGCTCTCAATCTGGATACCCGCGACACGTGCGCTGTCGGCAGGCGTCCAAGTGACCTCGACTTCACTGACCTGCTGTCCGCCCGCACCGTTGATGACATCGCTGGTGACGGCAAGATTAGCGGGCGCGACCGTATCGCGCGGATCATAGCTGCTGGGGCGGATGTTGGCGGGAAGCGGCTTTTCCTCGCGGTCCCATGCATAGATATCTGCGCTTTCCTCGCGCAGCACCATCGAGAAGAAGAGATCGTGGGTTTCGACTTGCTCCTGCACTCGGAACAGCTTCCGGTTCCAGCCCCGCTCGGGCAGCGACAACGTGAGAAGCGAGCCAACCTGAACGGCGAAGGCTTTCGGGCCGAAGGTCGCCGAGAAAACGCCCGGTCCTAGAGCTTCGCGAAGAAGGAACTGCTTGGCGATGCGCTGACAGGTTTCGGCCCTGCTGACCAAACCAAGGTCCAACGACATGGTGCGCGGGATGCCATCGGCCAGCGGATCGGTTTCGACCACGCCCCAGTCGACAAGCTGGTAGAGATTGGTGGGATCGGCGAAGCGACCGCGCGCGATATTATAGGTCTCGCGCGTCGCGGGCGCAGGTTTCCACGTATAAGGCGAGGCGGAACCAGCCGCCGCGACGATGTCATGTTCGTCAAAATCGACCTTGGGACCGATGGTGTCATCATAGCCGCCGACCAACTGGTAAAGGCCGCCGGTATCGACCAGCTTGCACGATCCCATTGCGGCCGTGATGCCGCTGATGACCGTTTCGTGGGTATCGGCCGTGCTGAACGATCCATCTGCGGTGTAGCGCTGAACCGTGCCGCCGGACTGGGTAAGAACCTGCTCTTCGCAAAGGTTGGCGTAGGCGCGGAAATTGTCGAAATCGATGCGGTGGGCCGGAATCCCCATGCCCCAAGCCAGCTTGCCGTTGATCCGGTAACCCAGCAGATAGACCAGCATCGCCAAAGCGGGATTGCGGCCAATCTCGGTCGAACCTTCGCGGAATGTCCAAGTCGACTGATCCGCGATACGATGCGCGCCGGACCCGCCGTTCGTGCTGTCGCGGCGGGGATCGTAAAGCGGACAGCCTTCGACGATCGTCGTGAAGCGCGACGGAATTCCGCTGGGCCACGCCTTGCTGTCCAATTTGAACCGGGTAGCGAGATAGGCGCAGCCCGTGAAAGTGTGCTGGGCAGTCCAATAGGAGCCGCTTCCCCACGAAAAGCCATTATTGGCCTTGCCTTCCAGACAGGAGCGGATTGCGAGAACGCCACCATCATGGTCGTCGACAATGGTCGACCCGTTCCATGTCAGCGTGTCTTCGAGATAAAGGGATTTGACCGCGTTGATGCGATGGCTGGCCAGCGCCACAATCTGGGCGAAGCCATCCTTCTTCGATCCGGCCCGGTCGAAATTTTCAAGGAAGCGCACATCCGCGCCCGCCGCTGTGGTGCCGATGATGATCTTGCGCGAGGCACTGGGGACGACGCTGGTATTGAGCCGGTCGACCAGCGACTGGCTCATGTTCGGCACTTTGCGGAAGACCGATGCGACAGCAGCAAGGCCAAGGCTGACGCCGAGGCCGACCAGTGATGAAGTGATGGTGGCAAGCGTGGCCGCCGTGACGGTCGCCCCGAAAATGCCGCTGGCACCGATGGCCGCTGCGATCTGGGGCGCGAAGACGACGACAGCGACAGCGACCGCCACGATCAGGACGGTAGTTACGACCTTACCCATTAGCGATCACCGGATCGACCGCCACCGGACCGAACGGCACGCTGAAGGCGTATTTCAGGCTCGCCGTGGGAAGCGGGACCAGTCCGACTGATCCCGGACCTTCGCCTACGAAATAGCTGTAGGGGCCAACGCAGATGCCGCAGGTCGTGCGATCGCGCATGACGATGTCGCCACGCTTGGCCAGATGGATCGAAACCGGATCGCCCAGCCATGCGGTGACCGTCTGGAGCAGCGTCCCTGCCCCATATTCACGCAACGCTTCTGCCGCACCGGTCTTGGTGTCATATTGGCCGCGAAAGGCTTCGCCGGGATCGAACCCGGTCATCGCCTTGATGCAATCGGCGGCAAAAAGCGCGCAGTCGTGCCGCCCCCAATCGAAGGGCTCGTCTGAAATTCGATCTAGATAGGTGCGAAGCCGATCTTCCCAATCGGCTGCTCTATGGGACGCAAGTAGCATCCCATATTTATCATTACCGATCTGCCCAGCGTTCGAAGGTTTGCTGAAGCGCCGCCCAGCCCGTGGCTGGCCGCTTCATCAAGTCATCGCCATTGGCGATGGTGGGCGCGTATTCCTGCGACCGGTCATTGGGATCAAATTTAGGCTGATCCAGATATGTCGACTGGGTCGCATTGCTGATCATGCCCGCGTGGGATTCGATCGTCAGTTTGAACAGGCGCGATTGCCCGTCTCCGCTGACTTCGACCGTATCCATGGTTCCCGCTCGTATGCGACGAAAGACCCAGTGCGGTTCGGCTAGTCCACCCGGTTGGATCAACAGCGCCCGCCACAAGGTAGCAGACCGTCCCTGATATTCGGAAGGAATGACCGATGCCGCCTCAATTTCAGCCGGGACCGATGACGGCAAGCCAAATGGATATCGAGCGATTCCGAGCCGCTATAGGAGAAACTATTATCGCCGATCTGGACCATGATCCCTGCTTGGATCGGGTGGAAGGTCTGGCCGTTCAGCAGGCTATCGGCACTGCTCTGGACCTCGATACTATGCGCGCCAGTCCATGCGCACACGGTCCCACTGGCAAAGTCCAAGCGCGCCATATAGGCGGTCGTGATTCCTTGCGCAGCCAGCGCGTCACGGATTTCCTGCGTAATATTGGGCCTCATCCCTCCACTGCCTCCGTCGCGGTGATGGTGCCAAATTCGGCCAATGCGCCCGGTGACAGGGTGTAGGTTTGACCATCGCTGATGTTAAGGCGAAACAGCCCAACGGGATTGGCAAGTTCGACGGCCGTCCCAACCGCATATGACATGCGAAGCGCCGGTTCGAATTCGATCAGGCAGCGGCCATTGGCGTCTGCGCTCGCTGGTGCCGACGTGATTTCGAAGAGTTGTGGGCCGATCTGAAAATATTGACCGAGGCGAAGCTGGCTCGCTGCATTGGCTGACCATCCGCCGATGCGCGCTGAGTTATTATAGGCGTAGGCAGTTTCGGCGACCGTGCGGCCGGTCAGCGTGGATTTGATCGCCTGCCGAGGTGCATAACGGAAAGTGCCAACCTGCCCGCGCAACGAATTGAGCCAAGCCCGAACGCTCTCGGCCTTCGGCTGCATCATCTGCGGCCATGTCCATGTCAGCAGCCACTGGCTCGCGGTGTTGACGGTCTGCTGGACGAGCGAAAATGTTGAAGTAATCGCGGCCTGACGACGGTTAAGCGCCAACCGTTCGGAATTTGGCGTAACCGGCGGAAATGATATGGGATAGGAAGGCATCCCATATTTATCAGAGTGACGGCCTCCGCAGTTTTGACATCGTGTTGTCCGTGCCGAACTTGGTCAGCATCGGCGCAGCTTCCGCGATCCCCTGATAGACCATCGCTCGCACCATGGCCGGGTCATTCGACGTGATATTGCCGATCGAGATAACCGGCCCGGATCGCGCTCCGCCCCTCACGCTGGCAAGCGCATGGGTCGGGATCGTGTTGGCCGTGTTGCCCACGTTGACAATTTCCGGCCCACGCTCGCCAACCAGATAGGCACCTGCACGGGTCAAGCCGCCATTGGCGCGCGCGCCGCTCATGAACGAAGTGAAGCCGCCACCCATGACGATATCGCCGCCGCCTGCGCCGCCTGCGATCGATCCAGTAATAGAGCCGAGCAGTGATCCAAACAGGCTGCCGATCGGTGCCAAGATGGCCTGTTGGAGCGCAATATCCATGATCTTGTCGATGATCCGGTCACCCATCGCATCGAAGGCATCAGCCAGCGATCCCGTGCCTTTGATCGCCTCTTTCAGCCCGGCATTGAGCGAACCCAGCCCGTCAACGGCGGCACTCTCCATACTCTCGCGGATTTCGTCACCGGTGCGCGGGATACCGTCGAGGTAGACTCCCATGGGCGACATCGTGTCGCGCCGGATACCTGCCGCATCATTGGCCTTGAGACGGTCCAGAACGTCAAGGCGTGCCTGCGCGATCTGCTTTTCCGCGTCAGTGCTGGTCTTGCTGGCGAGGATCGCATCGAGCGCCAACCGCTCCTGCTGATATTGTAGGTCCAAGAGGCGCAGGCTGATGGCGCGACGATCGGCCTGCGATCGAGCCAGCCCCGATTGCGACGACAGCAGGTCCATATCATTGGACAATCCGGCCTGACCTATTGCCAGTTGCTGGCGCGCCAACTCCTCATTTTCGCGCTGGTTGACGAGGTCATATTTGGCGAAAACGACCTTGTCTTCGAGCGCCTTGAGCGCGTCCGCCTGTGCCTGCGTATATTTGCCATCGAGGGCATCCTGATCGATTGCAGCTTTGCGGCGATTGCTTTCGATCGTCAGCATCTCGCGCTCCAGCGCCGACTGCTCGGTGATATCGCTGGTCAGCGACTGCTTGGCCGACAGCAGACTGACATTGGCCGCGTCGATGTCGGAGTCATAGGCAAACAGGCGCTGGCGCGCTTCCTTGGCAAGGTCAGCGGCCGATTTTCCGCCGGATTTCTTGCCGCCTGATATGGGGGGAAGCGTGCCGCCGCTGTCGCCGCCACCGGCCAGCAATTTCGCTGCTGCCGTCTCTTCCTTGGTCATTGCGGCAAGGCGAGCGTCGATGGCTTTGATCCGCGCGTCGTTCTTTTTCCGCTGCTCTGAATTCTTCGGCAACAGAGGGTAATCACCGAACAGCGACCACACAGGCATCTGCTCATCATTGGCCGCAACAAGATCGGCCCGTTCGCTGGTCAGTTTCTTCCGCTCCCCACGGCTATTGTAGCCGAGCACTGCGCCACCGACGCCACCCGCGACAGCGCCCCCCAGAGCGCCGGGCAGACCACCAACCCAGCCGCCCGCCAGACCACCGGCCAGCGCGCCCATGATTCCCATGGCTGCGGTAGGATTTTGCGACCAGAATTGCGCCATAGCGCCCGCGATCTTGATGACCTGATCCGCAAGATTGCCGATAGCGTCAGCGTTTTGGACGATCGCGGAAGCAAATCGCGCGTCCAAGGTCATCTTGAGCGTATCGAGCCGATCGTTGATCTGACCAGCGTTGCGCAACAGGTCATCGCCCAGCACGACGCCAAGCTCATCGGCCTTTTCCGCGAATTCTTCGAACCCCTTGGCCCCCTCGCCCATCAGGGCAGTGAGGGTTCCCGCCGATTTGCCGAATACCTCAAGCGCAGCGGCATTGCGCTGGCTGGTCGATGGCAACTTACTGATGCCTTCTATGGTCTGGCGCAGGGCGGCATCGAAGTCCGATGAAGTAACACCGAGATTTTTGAACGTCTCGCCCATCGCCTTACCGCCCGATTGTGCCGTTCCCAGATTCTTGGCGAATTTCTCCAGCGCACCATCGGCAGACGCAAAATCGCTGCCTGTCATTTGGGCCGCATATCTGAGTTCCTGAATCGACTTGGTCGTCGCACCGGTTCGATCGGCAAGGTCAACGATATCGTCGGCATAATCGAAAGCGGCCTTTGAGGCGGAAACGAAGGCGTCGATCGACATAACCGCGATCAGGCCACCGACCGCCTTCTTTGCGCCATCCATAGCCGAGGCAATCGCCTTGTTCGTGGCCTGCGATTGCGCGGCCGCCTGCCGCATTCCATTGATGAATTGCGCCGCTTCGAGCGCCATATTGACGGTAAGTGTGCCGAGGTCTGCCATCGACTATTTAGCTGGCCGATGGGCTATCTTGTCCGGTGAGCTTCGCCGAGAAGAATGCGTCGATCCTGTCTTCCAGTTCATCGGCAGTCGGCGCGGCACGGCGTCGCAATTCAGCAGTCCAATCGGGATCACGATCAAACCAATTCGGTTCGTTTTTGCCGTCATAGGCATTGAAGAGAATTGAAACGATGTGACGGGCGCGATCATCCTCAACCGCGCAGCCGAACGGCTCCACATCATAGAAGGCCATCCATTCGGTCAGTTCATCGTCGGAAAGGGTGGCGGACAGTTCCTCGACCGTCCGCCCCAGTGCCAGAGCGAGGCGGAAGAGGAACCGCCGCTCGGGATTCAGTCGGAATTTTTTTTTAGATCGGTGAAGCTGACTGGTTTGACCTCATTGACCTGCTGGATCGCCAGATGGATCGAAACCAGTGTGGCGTAGGACAGGTCACGAAAGCGGTCATGATCGGTGAGGTCAAAAAGCTGATCGCCATTTTCATCGACGATAGAGTGGATGAAGTTGATGATCGCCGGGTCGAAACGCTCGACCTTCGCGACGCCGGTTCGCTCATCGTCGGGCAGCGCCTGATCGCGCTCATATTCTTCGACTGCGTCGGCATTGACCGTATCGGCATCGAGCAGCGCCAGCCGCGACCGCAGGGTGTGCGCCCGGACATTGAGACGCACACCCCATTCCTCGACTTCGACCTCGCGAACCTTCGGCTTTGCCGCCGCAAGGATCGCTTCCTTGTTCAGCTTGGCCATCAGGGCGTGACCGTAACCTTGGTCACAAGACCGCTGATTTCCATGCCCACAGTGCCAGCCAGAACCGCATCCACACCACCCGATTTTTCGAAGGTCAGGACAGCAGCGCTGTAGGCGAAAGCCTTATTGTTACGCATGACGATGCGGGCGTCGATCAGTTCGCCAGACAGGCGCGCCTCTTCCAGAAACTGCTGCCCCGGATCGCTTTCGATATAGTTGAGCGAAATGGAAATCTGGCCCTCATCCGGCAGGCCGATCAGCTTTTCCTTGGCATCAGAATCGAGATCGCTGACATCCACAACAGCGGCCGAACCGCCGCCAAGGCCGGAAAAGTCCTTGAACCCTTTCACCTGAATCCAATTTTCCCCATCCTTTACTTCAAGTCGCGTCTTGCGCGCGAGCATTGCGCCATTAGCCATAAGATAAACTCCATAATGTGCGCAAATCTGCGCGTTACGGAGTATTTATTCAGGCAGGCGTGACCGCCGGTCAGATGGCCGCGAAGAACAGGAACGTCATCATGACGCGATATAAAGTCGTCTCTGTTGTCTCATCGATCATATCGGTTTCATTGACGACGGTAACAGCATGCACCTGTTCATCATCCCAGATGACCAGATGATCACGGATATCATGCGCCAATTCTTTCGCCGCCAAATATGACGGGTCATAGACATCGATCTGCATGACGACCCAGCCCATGTCGCCAACGCCGTCGAGGTCATCCTCCATCTGGGTGGACAGACGATTATAAATGACGGCGGGCGTGTCGTAGTTGGTGGGCGCGCGCCCCGGATACATGTCCGGCGCAAGGTGCGAGAGATAGGTGACGAGAGCGGTTTCCAACATCGTCAGCCCCCCGCTTTCGACAGCCGTCGATCCAGAATGGCCCGCACGCGATCAACTGCATCCTCGCTCGCAAGCGCAAAGCCAGTGCGGAAAAATGGATTGGGGGCATTATGGATCGACCCAAATTCGACCATGCTGGCGTGATAGGCATCCCGGCCGACCACAATCGCATTGACCACTTTGCCGGACTCGGCGCGGACCTTGCGCACCTTGATGTTGTTGACGATCTTGGTGTGCGCCTCCTGCACGACCGTGCCGTTTTTGCGCTTCCGGTTGCGGGTAGAGCCTTCGGCATCCGGGCCGATGGGCGCGGTTTCCTTGATCTTCTTCGCGATCACGACCGCACCAGCACGGTTGGCCGACTGCCCAATCTTGGTGGCGACATCGTTGGACAGCGAACGCATGCGCGCTTCCAGCGCGGCGAACCCGGTCGTGGTCACGCTGATGGTCATGCGCTCACCCCCTCGACGGTCAGGACCATCGTGGTGCGGCGATCAGGCTCATCAATCGCGGTGATGGCGTAGGTCTGGCCGTCGATCTGGACACGATTGGCGGTCGATAGGCCGGTGCGGTAGCGGATGAGATAGCGCCCAGCCGGGACCGTCACTTTACCAGCGCTGCGGGCGACATCCGTGGTCCGCAGTTCCAGCCGTTGACCAAATGTCGAGGCCGTGACCATCCATGTCGAGCGCTGCTGACCAGCCGCATCGCGCACAGTGGTCTGGGTCATAATGTCGATGCGTCGATCCAGCGCGCCCGCGTCGATCTTCACAGCGCCACCCGGATGAAGGGCGCGCACAGACGCTTGATGGTCGCAAATGTGGCTTCGCTGATGTCGTGACGGCTATCATATGCAGCGCCAACATAGATGGCGATGGCGTGGCGTAAGGCTACGGGGATGGCTTCTTCGGTGGTCCAGCCCGCGCTGATTGATACGACCAGCGGAACCGCCTCAACTTCTATTTCGAGGTTACCGCCGACGACTGCACCTGCCTCGGTCTGCGTGATATTGCTGATCGGAAGTGAATAGCAGCCGGTGGCGGCGAAGCTGACCGCGTATTCCGCCGACACGACATACAGGCCTGTCAGCCCAGCGATATGGTCGACGGCCGCGCCAAGCAGTAGGTCTAGGGTCGCCTGATCGACATCAGGGTCGAGGCGCAGCCATTCGCGAAGCTGGGCCGACGATACGGCCGGAAATGAAGGAGGTGAGGTGCGGACAACGGTGGTCATCCAATATTTATCTGCGCACAAAAAAGCAGGGGCCGGAACGCATCCGACCCCTGCCCCATCCATCGGAGATGAACCGCTTACGAAGCGGCAATCTTGAGAAACTTCACCGCCTCGGTGTCGGCGATGGTGCCACCCACACGCTTGGTGAAGTAGAAGCAAACCGAAGGCTTGTTGGTGTAAGGGTCGCGCAGAACGCTGGTGCCTGTGACATCGGCGATCAGGTAAGCTGCCTTGAGGTCACCGAAGAAGCCCGCGACATTACCAGCGGCGATGTCCGGCATGTCTTCCAGTTCGTTGACGGCGTAGCCGAGCAGCGTAGAAGGCTGGCCAGCCTGATAGCTCGGCTCCAGCATGTAGCGGCCGTTGGCGTCCTTGAACGAGCGGATCACGCCAATGGTCGAGCGATTGAAGCCCCACGACGCGCCGGGACGGAAACCCGCCTTGAGCGACTGAGTCATTTCGATCAGCTTGTCCGGGTTGGTCAGCGCAGCAGCAGCGCCAGATGCGATGTGCTGAACAGTGCCGAAGGCGCGGGCAGAATCCTTGGTCGCAGCCGTGGTCGCGGTCAGCAGACCCTTGGGCTTCTTCACACCGTCGCCAAGCAGGAAAGCATTGCCTTCCGCGCGAGCGAATTCGGTCGCGGCTTCCGAAGTGATGAACGCTTCGGCATCGAACATCGCATCATGCAGGTAGAACTGCGTGATGAAGGCGTTGGCATAGACTTCGCCGAACGCCGGAGTGATCTCCACGAACTTCGGCGTTGCGGTTTCCGGACGCGCATCGGTTTCGCCGACCCAGCCAGAGCCAGTCCCGCCGACATTGTGCAGCTTGCTATATTTGTCCGAACTGACGTTGATGACAGTGGCCAGACCACGCAGGTCACTCACTTCAACCAGCCGGTTGGAAATGACATTATCGACGACCTTCGGCACCGTATAGCCGCCATCGGCGTTTACCGCGACAGACATCGACTTGGTCTCACCCGAGCGGAGGAACGAGTTGAAAGCGCTCTTGCCTTCGACGGCTTCAGCGTCGATTTCAGGACGATTACCGGCCTTGAACATGTCGCGCATCTTGGACTCAAGATCGCACATCGCATCGTTCAGGCGGGTCTGCGCAGCTTCATCGTTGCGCGTCAAAGCGGACTTGAATTCATAGTCCAGCTTATTCAGTTCATTCGTAAGATTATCCATGGTTCTCCTGTTGCAATTTCAGACGCAAGGTTTTTACGGCCTCAATTGCCGCAAGATATTTAGCTTCCTTCTCAGTTTCTTCGGACGGTTCATCGATATCTTCTTCGACATCCTCGACCTTCGCTTCATCATCCGGACTAGCGGGCGGCACCAAGCGCAGCTTCAGCGTCTCAACCTGTTTCATCAGCGCATCAAAAGCTGCACCAAGATCATCGTCATTATCGGGCAAGATATTCTCCTTAACTTCGGAAATTCGGGTTAGTGGGTTTGCGGGAAAGGTCACGACACTGACCTCCCAAAGGTCAACCGCCTTCAGATGGCGGATCGTGCGGCCATCTTCGCGGATAATTTCGAAATCGACGGTCGTGTATCCGATCGACAGACCATTGACCGCGCCGGACTTGACGGCCTGATAGGCATCCCGACCCGCCTGCGTATCAAGGAAGTGCCCGGTCATCTTGAGACCTTCTTCGCTGTCTTCCCAGTCGATCCAGACACCAATCGGCAGCGCCTTTGCATCATGGTTCCAGAGCATCGCAGGCTTGGTAGCGGCGGCATCATGCTGGGTCATCGTGGCGGCAAAAGCACCCGGCAGCACGATATCGCGGTAACCATCGACATTGTTGTAATGGGCAGCGAGACCAGTGAAGGTCATCTCGCCATCATCGACAGCCTTGATTTCAATCCGGCCCGAAAGCGTTTTTATTTCCATGACGATATTTATGCAGACGGTCGGTCTGCGCCGCCGTCGTTGCCGCCGAAGAGGTTGGCCGCTGGTGCAAGCTGATCGGCCGCCGGATCAGCGCTGCGCTCGAAACCCTCCATCTCGCGGATTTCGTTGGCGGACAGGACGCCGATCGCCCGACCAATCTGGTAATACTGCATCCGCTCAACAGCGGTTCCGCGCAGGAAATCACGGTTATCAAGGATGATCTGATAACCTTGCGCGCGCTCCTTCTGCGTCAGCAGCGTCTTGTTGGCCGACTGGACGAAACGGGTGTGCCAATGCGCGTCTGTGTCGGCATCATGGGCAATGTGGGCCTGCTCGACGCTGGCATAGGATTGGCTGCCAGCGTTGTGGAACAGCTTGGTAGGGCTGACGCGGAAGAACCGGCAGATTTCCTCAATCTGAAACTTCCGGGCTTCGATGAACTGGGCCTCATTGGCGGTTGACCCCAGCGGATGGTATTGGAAGTCACCGGTGAGAAGCGCGGTCTTATGCGCATTGCCGGTGCCGCTATACTGCTGCTCCCACGACCTCTTGAGGTCTGCGCGTTGTTCGGGCGTCAATGTGCCGTTCGTGGTGAGAAGACCCGCCGGACGTGCGCCGTTCTCAAATAATTTCGCGCCATATTCTTCCTGATGCCGCGCCAGTTTGATCGCAGTCCGGGCCTGATCGAGCATAGATAGACCGGTATGATCCTTGGTCGCCGGGCCTTTCTGGTGCCAAATTTCATTGGCTGGCATCTCCACACCAAACACGAAATATTTGACCTGCGTGCCGAGCCGGGATGAGGTCGGCACGACCTGCACATAGTGCGGATCAAGCGGCAAGATTTCGAGGATGTCGCCGTCCGGTGCGCGATTGAGCCAACTATATGCATTGCCGTCTAGGGCCATGTGATAGCCCTGCATTTCCCGGAATTCGTATGCGGTCTGGAGATCATTGGGCGATGCGTTGAGCAGAGAATAGAGCGAATGCTTGGGCGCATGCTCGCCATCCCTCGTCACATAACAGGGCGGCAACGCCAGCCCTTCGGCGATGACGCGTGCGCAACCAAAGACCGCGCTGACCGCTGCGTTCAGGTCTGCGCGCTGATCAGCGATAATATCTTTGCGGATTTCCTCCGCAGAACGCGTCGGTGGCAGTGACGATTTCGTTTCGACGTCAGTCAGCCAGTCCCATGTTTTTGTCCAGAATCCCATCCAATATTTAGTCGAACCATTCGATGGTCGGCGCTGTTACTGGCACAGGGATGATATTGGACGCAGCATGCGCCATAAGCGCGGCTACCATCGCGTCGATCTTCTGGTCATTGTGAGGTTTCACCGGAATGCGGGTCACCCCCTTGAGGCTGGCGCAGATATTGGCCGCGCACCAATTCAGCACCCCATTGTCGGGATGCACCAACTTCCCGTTTTTCAGGTCCGCTTCGAAATCATCCATCGCGACCGTCCATGCGCCACGATTGTTGGCCTGCCAGATTGAAGTTTCGCAGCCCTGTGCAGCAAACTGCTGGCGGCTGTTCTCGCCCTGCCATTGATCAAAAACGATCATCTGGACATCGAAATGATCCACCAGCTTGGACAACTGGGCTTCGATTTCGACGAAGTCACTTGCCGCCCCATCTGTGACGATCAGGTCGTTCGACGACATCCAACTCGCGTAGGCGGTGGAATTGCGACTGCCGTCGATTGCACCCTGCGGCAAGAAGCAGAACGGCAGAATGGCGCGACGATCATCGGGTAGCTGGACGACCACGCTGATCGCCGTCAAATCCTGCTTGGTCGACATATCGACGCCGATCCATGCAGGCGCGCCTTTGAGCGCATCATAGGACAGGGATACATCGGCAGCGTTCCGCCAGTCGTGCTGGTTCAGCCATCCGGCCGCTGACGCGATCCATTCGTTCAGGTGCTTCGTGCGCGCGGCAGCAGCATTGGCCGGGGATTGAAGCGCCTTAGCCAAGGTGTCGCGCAGGAATTTTTCGCTGACCGATATGTCGAGGCCGGGATTGGCTTTGATCCAGCTATTGAAATCGCGCCAGTCATCATCAGCGTCGATGGTGTAGATCGCGACAAAGACCCGGTCGTCGATGATGTCACCGCGCAGGACGCTTTCGGCCGCCAACTGTTCGGTGCGGCAGACACCCGCAAGATTGAACCCGGCAGTAGTGATCATGAGTAGCAGCGGCTGCTGGCGCGCGCCCATACCTGTCCGGAACGCCTGTATCTGGGTGTCGTCGACCGCCTGATGAAGTTCGTCAGCGATGGCGCAGTGCGGACTAGAGCCATCCTTCGTTTTGCCAATGACTGGACTGAAGAACTGGCCGGTCGCTTCTACGAAAATGGATTTCGCCATCACTTCCACGCCGAAGGCATCGATGAAGCCGGGCGATTGCTGCGCCATCAGGCGCGCCGGGCGGAAGACCTCATTGGCCTGTGCGAGATTGGTCGCGCCGCAGTAGGTTTCCGCGCCCGCCTCCCCATCGGCAAAGGCCATGTAGAGGCCGGTGGCGGATGCGAAGGCAGACTTCCCCATTTTACGCGGAAGCAGGCAGAACGCCTCGCGAAATCGCCGCAAGCCATCATCGGCGTTGAGGAAGCCGAAGATATTGGCCACCATCCAAACTTGATAATCGGCAAGCAGGAATGGCTGCCCGGCCCACTTTCCTTTGATGTGGACCAGCGCCTCATAGAAACCGCAGGCATGGTCGACGTGGTCGACACTGAAAATCAGGTCGGTGCGCTTGAGGTCATCAAGGGTGCGCTGGCAGGCAGCGCGTATCTGCCAGCAAGCGGGGATTCTGCCAGTGGTGACGCGCTTGGCATATTCGATCGCGCGCCACGCATAGGAGCCTTTGGGATATCGTTTTGCTTTCACCCATTATTTAGGGCGAAGGCAGTTGCGATCGTGACATGGTTATGCAATCCGACCCACGGTTACTTTGCCAATTGGGGGGATTATGAAGTCCAAGTTGAATATCCTTTGCCTTGCAAGTGCAGTTCTCTTGACCGGCTGCTCGGCCGCGCCGCTTAACTTCACGCCGTCGAACGTTGCTCGCAGCGCTCATAGGCTCGACGCTGCACTGATTTCGACCAACGTAACAGTGGCATCCAAAGAAGAGCAAACCGGCAAGATGAACACCGCAGGCGCGGAAGCCGACGTTGCCAGCCTTTGGAAAAGCACATTGGACGATGCGCTCGTTCGCATAGCTCTGTTTCGCGACGATTCCCCGCGCAAGCTGTCCCTGATCGTCAAAATCTTGGAACTGGATATCCAGAGCTTGGGATACAAAGCGGCGACGACTGCAACCTACGAATTGGTCGACCGCAATACCGGACAGACAGTTTACTCGACCAAAATCCAGACCAATGGTGGCGCGTCTGACTATGTGGGCGTCAATCGTGCTCGCAAATCGGGTAGTCGCTCCGTTCAGGCGAACATTGAGGAATTCCTGCGGCAGATCGAAACCGCACAATTGCCTCAGACATAAGGGGCATCGCCCCTTTAACGTTGTCTAACGCTAAAGGGGCTGGCCTTCGCCGCGCTGTCCTGTGGCATTTTACTAATGCGAGACTTCGCACCCGCGATGCCGAGCATTTCAGCCTGTTTGCGTAGCTCCGATCGGAAGGCGGCATTATGGGGCGCACCAGATTGAACCGAAGCAATGAAATCGGCCATGGTCGTGCAATAGAGCGCGAACATATGGGAGTCCGCCGCTGTAGCGCCGCAGCCCACGACGCGAGCAATATCGACAGCCCAGACTTCCCGCGCCGCAGGCGTCAACCATTCCGGCATGATCGGCCCAGTCTCATCCGCGATCGGGCCAAGGATGGTTTTTACATCGTCGCGGGACTTCGCATATGTTCCGGCCAGCTTTTTGCGCGCGGCGGTCGCGGGCTTCTTTCCTCTCTGCATCAGGTAATTATCTTGATGGCAGGCATGGGTGGTTATGCGACTGTCTGCTTTTGAGTCGAGAAGGCGACTTGGCGGACACTCAGCATGGGGCTGCCAATGACCTATTCATCAAAGTGTCACTGTTCAGAACGACTAGACTGCTCATGAAAAGAGCAGCATTTCTCCTGATGATCGTTTCGGCTGCCGATGGGCATGCGGGCAATCTCAATACCGCACCATTTACAGTGCGCATTGGAGGCTCATACCCCACCTGCAAAATTTCGGTGGCGGAGAATAACATTTCGTTCGATGAACTTCGAAGGCTGAGCGCCGAGCAAAAAAGCGTCACAGACACTGCTAAGATTGATGGCGACGTAAAAAATCTTCCTTACCGCTGCTTGGGAAGCGTGATTTACATATTACAGCGCTCAGGCTTCAAAAATATTATCTACGGCTGGGAACCGCAACGGTAACGACAGCTTTTCGGATTTAATTATCGGGTGCCAGATGGCAGTTTCTGGTCGCTAGCGGACAGCCCCGAATTTTAATTAACACGCGCAGAAAAAAACTTGAAAGGCGGTTATCCCATATATTGGTACGTTGTGATTTTACCCGCCCCTATATGCGGACCTCGTGAAGCCGGGGCGAACAACTGATCACCCCGGCTGTTGCGTTCGATATTATTTATGCAAAATGGATCACGCTGCGTTCCGCTTCTGAAATTCTGCCCAATGCAGTGCGAAATCAGACAGAGAAGCCGCTCCCTTGGGCAGCGTCACTGTCCGACCATCGAATTCGGCATAGCTGTCCATGCAATCAGGCGATATGTGGACACGACCGGTGGCCGGATCGATAGACATCAGCCACACATCAAACAGCCGGTGAAGATCGGTGCGGATGATCCAGCCGTTGGTCACGTCGTCATCGCCTTCGTCAGCAACACCGAGGATATGTGATGCGTCGATTGCATCCAGCACCTTACATCCACTGATCGCACAGGCAGAACCAAACAGATCGAGCAGCGCCGCCCGGAATTTGCCATCGCGCTTCCACCGCTCCACGTTCTCGCGCTGACGATCCAAACGCTCCTGTTCGACTTCCGCAACCGAATGCAGGATGTCGAAGGTTCCCCTGAGCGCGTTGGCAACAGCGAGAGATTGCGGCCCATCCCATTTGATGTTTGCCCTGATGTAGGCCAACCGCACAATCGCCTTCATCGGAAGCGGCCGCTGGCGATCCATGATGAAATACGACCGCGAACGGCCGCTCTTCGCCTCTACCCGCAGTTGGTCATCGGTAAGACCACGGGCTTCATCGACTGCTTCTTTCACCTGATCAAGACTAACGCGCATGAACACCTCTCTATATTTGAGAGGCGTATGTCGCCCGATCAACGCGCAATTCCAAGCGTAACCTTCTTTATGTTTGCGCCTTTTTGACCCAACCTGCCAATTCGGGTTCAAACATCACATCCCGCACGTCATATCCCCGTGCCACGAAACGCTGCTCCGCCACCGCCTTGGCCGCGTTGCAGTCCACGCAGGCTGGGGCGAGATTGGATCGGTCATTGCTCCCGCCCAACGACAGCGCAAAGACATGGTCGATCAGCTTGGCTGGGCTGATCCGCCCTTCCGCGCGACAATATCGGCACAATGGCTCGGCATCGAGGATCGAGGCACACAGTCGGCGATAGGCTCGGCTATGATCACGCAGGGTGGCGCTGCCGCCGATGGATTGCTTGCCGCGACGCTGGCCGAGAATGCGGGGAAGGTCAGGCATCCGCGCCGGGCAGCGCATCAACAATATTCTCGGCGGCGTCGATCAGCTTGTCGATCGCGTCAAGAATGCGCTCCAGCGCCAACACCGCGAAGTCATAGTCGTCCATATGACTATTTACTTCAACGAGCGGAAACCGGCGCGGGTTGGCGGAATTTATCGGAGAAATGGTGTGTCCCGATCGATAGGCGGGCCGCTGAACACTCCGATCGGTCAGGACACGGGGCGCTATTACGGCGGGGAATTGAATTGTTCAACCCGCCGCTTGCCGTCCAGAAGCATTCTCAAAAGCCTTTACTCTTAACCATGCTTTTGCAAATCCTGTGTCAGGGCAGAACCATAGCGAAGATTTGGGGGAATTATGAACATTTCGGTCGATAAGGATTTTGCGCGGTTCGGATCGAAGAGTTACGCAATCAACAAAATCAACACTGTCGAAGTCCGCGAACGCAAGCCGCATGGGCAAGCCGGGATGTTCATCTTTGGGGTTTTGGCGTTTATTTTCGGCATGTCCGGATTGGGCACGCTGCTGGGTTCTGGTGAAAGCTCGGGCGGCATCACGTCACTGATCATGGCAGCCGTTTTCGGCTTCATCGCATACCGGCTGTGGCTCCGCTCCAAGATAATTGAGTATCAGCTTTTCCTGATGACCTCGTCATCGGAGGCGCAGGCAATCACGTCGCGGGATGGCGATATGATCGATGATCTTCGACGGAAGATCGAATCCGCGATGATTGCGGCGTGACGGGAAGGAGACGCTGCCGGTGGGGCTTGGAATTGGCGAGATTGTCAAAGTTGCTCAGGACAGCCTAGCGCCAGTAGGCAATACTCTTGGTGACGCATGGCAGATTGTGCTGGGCGATCGGTTTGGGGACTGTCAGGATTTCCGTGTGTGGCCGGGCATAATGGGCAACAAGGAGTCCCACTATGTCACGACGCAAAGAACCTGCCATACCGAATGAGCTTCTCGATCAGCTTTTGGCGGGCGGCGCTGCCA